CACCGCCAGTACTACCTGCAACCAATATATGCGGCTGTTCAACCAAATCCAAATTAAAACCTCTTCCATGCGAATCAACTCCGAGCATTATTGGTAGATTTAGTTTATTGTATTCAGGATTCTTAAACAATTCAAAGAGGCATGTATCAAATCCGACTATCTTACGATCAGAATTAGGTATTTCTACCGCTATCTCGCCTCCCTTGCGGAAGACTAGAATTGATTCTACTCCTACTGCTAAGGCTAGGTCTTCTGATTTATTAATGATTTTAGCTAATGGGATATCTAAACCAAGCTGAAAGTAATACGTAGTTACTACTGGCCCTTCTTCTCTTCGTAGGTATTTCGCTGTAACACCTAATGCACCTAATTTAATCGCGAGAGCTTTTACTAATTCCTGCTCTGAAGTTATTTGCATTATACTTCTCCATGTATTCCTTTGCAAAGTAGCGTAGCTGGATTTTCCCTAGCATAAATCCCACTAGAATGAGACTTGCCACAAGAGCAACAAGTCTCGATTCTAGGATTAATTATCTTAACAGGCTTTTTATCAGGATTCAGCTTGGAAAAGCATTTAAGACAAAATGAGTGACGCCATTTGGACATTTATTTTACTTCCCCTCTTTCTATTTTAGCCACGAAGGATTTATCAGCGAGCATGGCTCTATATCCTGGTGTTAAATACTTAAATGCAGTCTTGAAATTCGCTTTCCCAGGTTCAAAAATAAGAAATATCCCTCCGGTTCTCTCAGCGATTTCTTGCATAATAGTCACAGCCTTAGTATCCTCGCGTGAGCCAATATAAACAGTATCTACTGGGATCTTCTTCTCAATAGCTGTCGCGATAGAAGATTCCTTAAAAGAATCAGTATCTCTAGGATTAGGTTCCCCATCAGAGAATACTATTCCGCGAGTAAGAGGCTCTGCTCTTAATATCAGCTCTAAAGTCTCATAAAGCGGAGTCCCTCCTGTTGGCCTATATAGTTTTATCCCCGTAGCTACTGCATAAAGCTTCCTTGTGAGAGAAAACTGCTGTATAGAACGATCAGCTGCCGCGTTCATTGGATAAACTGCGATAGCAGTTTCTAAAGGATTGCAGTTCCTAATAAACTCCTCGCATCCTTCATGTGCGTCTGTTATTTTATTGCCATACATAGAACCAGAATCATCGAATACAATCCCGATTCTATGCTTTGCGCTTTCTGGTGAGCCTTCTACGTTGTCTATAGGAGCAGCTTCCCCCCTAGCCATTGCAGAGGCTTTCCTCGCCGCTAATCCTACAGGTTTTACCTTAAACGGCAAAGGCTTTTTATCAATAGGGACTATCTTATTATTCTCATTATCGCTCATCGCTTTTATTTCTCCTTTTCTTTCTTTTTAAATTACTGAACCTTATCAGAACTAGATTCTAAGGTAATTAATAAATGATAATCAATAGCTTCACTTAAAATAGCTAAAGCTCCATTGGAGAAAGCATCTAACATCCCTGCTCTCATTATTTCATCTCCTGCTACTACAGAAAGAAGCATCAGACCACGAACTTCGTTTGTGTAATACTTCTCAAAAGCTGTTAAAACAACTTTATATATCTCATCAGTTGCTTTCTTTACTGCTGCTTTATTTCTTTCTCTTTCTTCCTCTGTCATTTTCTTATCTCCTCTCTCGTAACTTTTCCTTTTCCTACTTCAAAAAGCTGCTTACAACTCCAGCAGATGTAAAACCAAGGATTTTCTTCGCCGTTTTTTGTGCATAGCAAATCTACTTCTTTATGACAATCAGGACAATAGCTTTTGAAAGATTTTTGGATAATATACTCACTTGGCATAAAAACTCCTTAGTTTTATTAATTAACTGTACTATTATAAGCTGTCCAGACTGAGTTAAGCTCAGACATAGCAGCCCCATCGCCTTGATTTCTGTCTGGATGTAATTCGAGAGCTTTCTTTCTATAAGCTTTCTTAGCCTTATTAAAATCAGCTAGTTCCTGCGCAGTAATTCCTAAAAGAGCTAGTAGCTGATTAGCGAGAGATTCCTTCGATATAATAGTCTCTGAGGCTACTCCTTGATTATAGAAAAAATCCTCTGGAGCTACTATTTTCTCTTCTACAATCTTAAAATGCCCTGACTGCTTTAACAACATCTGTAACGGAGGCCAAAATGCTTCTAATACAGTCCATTCTTTCGTATTATTATCATAATCCCTAGCAGATGCCGGGATAGTAGCTCGCATAAGTTGTGTTATAGCAACAATGTTATTCCATTGATGCTTCTGGAAAACGAAAAAGAAATGATAGGCTCCTAAAGCCTTATCATGCTTGAGTTTAACCTCGATTGCCATTTTTCTTACTCCTTCTTGTAGCTGCTGACGGAAAAATAGTAAGGGAGTATTTCTACTCCCTTACTTGAGCGAAGGATTCTAAAATCCTTCCTATTGCCCTTTCTCTTTCTTCTTTTGACTATTTAATTTTCTAGTTTTTTAATTCTTTTATTCTTCTGCTTCCTCCTTTCTAAACTTAAGCAGGTGCTACTTCAGGCTCAGTTTCTTCAGATTCAATATCCTCTACCATACTCTGAGGAAGTGAAGCTTTCATGTTATCATACATAGTAAGTAAAACTGCTTCTGGGAGATTCTCAAATCCTGGGATACCACGGAGATTCTTAATAATCTTCTCCTGTGGTGAAAGATTCTTTCTCTTAGCATCCTCACGCATTAGTTCAGTTACATCATATGCGCCATCTACAAAGCCAAATAGCGGTTGAAGAATCCCGTTATCATCCAGCTTCGATTCCTCTAGCTTCCGGCGGAATCTAGGCCCGATTAGTGAGGACTTCATCCCATTATAGAAACAAGTGCAAGCCTGTTCCTCATCAGGTAGTACGTCCTGAATCCCCTTAAATGTTTGAGGAATTGGGAACGTAATCGTTTGTACTCCTACAAGTGTTTCATCCTCTTTATAAGGAGCAATTTCTGTCTCCTTAGTATAAACGAAGCTACGAAGATTCTGCTCTTCTTTCCCCGTTTTCTTATTCGTTGATGTTTCTACTACCACTGCCCAGTCCATAGTACCCGGCTGTGTATCAGTCTTTACCGAAGTTGTCGTTGGATCTGTAACCTGCGGATTAGTAGCCATTATAAATACTCCTTCTGTTATATTGCGTTATGCTTTGCTCTATTTTGCGAAGCACCTAAGTATCGTACTTAGTACCGGAAGAGAAAAACCTTCACATCAGAGGCTATTCTAGAGGGCGATAGCCTCTCATGTCAAGGTTTTTTGAGGCTTTTAGGGGATTTTTCCACAGATTTTTTTGCTTTCCTGTGGAAATCCCCCCTAAATTCAGCCCCTAGAAAACTATTCTTTCTAGCCTTATGGACGCTCCTGTTACATAATACTTATCCTTATCCGTATTTAACTCCCCAAACCTATCAGCATCTAAAGGATTATCAAAAATAGGGAAGAAGATTCCTATTTCTTGATTCTTTAATTTCATAAGAATAGGCTCGTCTGTAGATTTATAAACAGCGATATAGCCTTCTTTAGATTTAAAAACAGCGATATAGCCTTCTTTAGATTTAAAAACAGAGATATAGCCTTCCTTTGGATTAGGCATTATTCTAAATCTCCTTCCTCTTTTTCCTTAGCTAAAATAACTCTATGCTTCGCCCTTAAAATTCTATCTTTAGAGAATCTTTGTTTCCAGTAAATATAAGAACATAGTTCTATACAGCCTACTATTATAAGGAACGATAACATAGCAGAAGCGAGGAACCATAACCCACTGAGAGGACTTATATTAATATCATGCATTTTTACTCCCCTTCTTTCTTTACCCTAAATACAAAATCACCTATTTTAACTTCCCTAGTATTAGGAGAAGTAGGAGAATCTATAGAAGATTCTGTAGGAGATTTTGAATCTGATTCTCTAGTAATTTTAGGCTTTAGAGTAGAAGCGAATCTCTCTTCTGCTTCTATAGCTTTCTGCATTTGCTCATTATTATAATTATAACAATCCTCAGAACAGAACGTCCCTCTATATTCCTCTGGCGCAGAACTTTTTCCCGCAATGTATTCAGAGCCACAAAGAAAGCACTCTTTTACATCCTCTGGAGAATTACCCCATATATCAAGATTATTAGAATGGCCCATGTGTTTCTCCTTTCAGAGATAGATAGATGTAATTAAAAATTAGGAATATCTTCATCACGAAGAAGCAGATAAGGATTAAGGTAGAAATAAATTCAAGGATATCTGAAAGCATCTAAGTTCCTTTCTAAGTAATTAGATTATTTCTATGCTTCTATTAGGGGATACCAGCGAGCGTCCATAGGACGCATATGTAGGAAAATGGCCGTAAACCTAAATAGCTCCTACGGAGCGCGATATCCCCTAATAGCTGCATAAATAAGTTTCTATACGGCTTTGTGGCTATTTATCATTTCTAGCTTCTCTCCTCCTGTTTTTTTAATATGACAAATAGGTATTCCAAGAGACTTAAAAATTGCTGCTTGTTTACGAGCAGATTGTAATGGATTAAACCAATTTGCTGCGAAGTAAATCCATTCCTGATCTAGCTCTGACCAGAAAAGCCATTCGTTTGAGTGTTTAATACCAGCACCTTTTAACTTCTGCTTCCTAGCGGTCATTTGCATCTTTTTGTTCCTCCAAAGTCTTTATATAACCATTAGGGTGCTCTTTAATGTCCTACTTTCGGACTCTCTTATTTCGGACTAGTTTAGTATAAGTCTGATAAAGAGCACCCTAATGGGCATATAAAAGCCCCATTAGCTTCTAGCGAAGCTATTTGTAATAATCTTCATACTCCGAAGGCTTATCAAGTTTTTCCATCTCTTCCTCATCAGAAGGAGAGAGAATAGAATCACATTCATATACCGCAGGAATTGCAGGAGTTACTAATTTACAAGCATTACTCTGTGGAATAGAAGCCCTAACTAGAATGTTATCTGATCTATAAGTCATAGCTAGTTCTTCATATTCATTACTCTTCTGAATAGGTCGTGGAATCAATCTCGCTGTCGCGAGGAATCTTTCTTTCTCATCGTAATAGGAAAAACTAACAAACGGTCTATTAACTTCTGCTTCTGGGTTTTTATCTAGCGAATCTGCTAGCTTCCTAAACTCTACTGCTACGTTTTTAGCTAGTGCCATTTTCTTTCTCCTTTTTTATTTAGTACTGGTTATACACTTTCCTATATGCTACTCGTTCATATTCCTTAATCGCTTCCACTTCCTCATCTTCTGATGGCGAAACGCCATCATAAAGAAATCTTTGAATCTTCTCTTGGTCTGAATTAGAAATGTAATCATATTCCGTAGTAATTATATCTACTAACTCATTGTTTTTATTAAAATAAGCTACGACAAGACTCTTATCCTTTGGATCAGAGTGAGCAGTTATTTTTATATAATTCTTATTAGTCATTTTTTATTTCTTTCTCCTCTTCTTTTTCTTTTTCTTTTTCTTCTTCTTTTTCTTCTAACTCTTCTCTCTTAGGCATTGCTTTAGTAATAGCTTCTAAATCTACAACAGTATCTAATGTAGTTTTAAATTTACCAGCCATGAAATCTTCCATATTGATACGATTCTGCTCTCTATCTTTTCTCTTTTGCTCATTAAAATGAGCAACTATAGGAGCGATATCTTCTTCTTGCGCGTTAAATTCATTAATTCTTCTTACTGTCTGTCTATTATATAATTTCACTCGCGCAATTTCCCATTTTTCTACTATCCTGCGCGATTCAGCGAATAAACTAATCTCCTGAATACTATTTCTCGCCAATACGCTCGTAGCACTTAATGGGTGTATGAAATTATAATTATCCTCAATATCCAACACTTCTCTCAACCTATTCTCAATATCATAAGAAATAGACTTAGAAGGCTTATATCTATTACTAGCCCATCCAGCCTCTCTTATTCTCTGATTTCTATATTTATCCTCTAATCTTCCTAAATCTCTTAGTCTTTTTAAAATCTTCATCCTAGTATTAGAATCCATAATATTATCCCCATTCTTGAATATAAAAAGAGATGCCTCATTTATTATGGGGGAACGTGCATGGAATGTCAAGGGGTAGTAACCCCTTTCATATCAACATCTTACCTTAAGGGTTCAGCGATCTCTTCATTTTCTCTTGGCACTAAAATTTAGGTAGTACGTATTTTATTTATTTTTTTTTTTTTTTTTTTAATAAAAGAAGAAAGAAGCTAAATAAGCCAAGTTTTATTCTACCTACTACCTATTTATAGGAGGATGTAAAAATGAAGACTTCTTTGAACCTATGGGATAAACCATTGATTCGAGAGGGTTTATTCCCTATTGAGAGAGAGGCATAAGATATTCTAATACAATAAATAAAGCCTTGCTTCGCATCCCTTATTAGGAATACGCTACAAGGCTTTATTTAGGGTATTAGTTTCTACGAATCAGAGTAAAGGCGTATTGGTTCTTTTCCTCTTTATTGACTATATCCAAAACTGGGATATTCTCGCTGATTCTGTAATCGCCAAAGGTTCGCAGTACAAACGTGCGAGCTTCGATATAAGTATCTGCATTAGATATTAGGACGTTTGCTTTTAGCATTATCTGGTGATAATCCACGATAATTGCTTCTACATACGCGTTTATCATTTTTCTATTCTCCTGAGTGAGAGGTTGGGAATCTTTATTACAGAAAACAAAAGGATACAGGGAATTTCTCCCCTGTATCCTCTGTGCTTACTTGCTGGCTTGTGTTGCTGGCTTTTTCGTATCCGCGTATAGCTCTTTCACGAATGCAGCGGATTCTGCAAGCATGGATTCGGTTGGTTTAGCTGGTATGTCTACCTCAGCAAGCTTCGCCGCAGGATTCTGTTTCGGCGGAAGTACTGCGAGCTTGCATCCAAGGTCAGTCATCGCCTTCCAACCAGAAGCGGGTACATACTTGTGCATGTACTCCGTTTCCGTGCCTTCTACGACCTTATTGGTACGGGAACATACCTTCGTGTGATTCTTCCATTCAGTCTCAAACGGAGTGTAGAAGGTCGTTTTCGCCTTGGTTGCCAAAGCTTTGCGAATCTCCTGTACTACCTCCGTAGAGGATACTGGCTTACGATCGGTGGACATCGAACGCGCTATTGCACGAATCGCGCTAAGCTCCTCAGCCGTCCATTCAATAGCAGGTACAGGTTCTAGTACCGAACCGTTAGCTGTTACCGTCACGGGTTGACCAGCTACGCCAACCCCTTTGAGCGTGTCATTGTTAGCCATTTGATTACTCTCCTATGTACTGCTTTCCGTGTCCTCTGTAGTGCCTGGACTAATAGAGGACATGCAAAGCAGTACACAAGTTAGCTAGTAAGCAGTTGCGATTCAGTTTTCAAATACTACCGGGGTCGTTATGGGCGTAGCTGCCAGTCACGCGCAGACACGTAGCGCCTAAGCGTACGAACGTCTGCTCGCGTGACCCGAACTCCCGGCCAGTGAGGTTGGGTCTATCGACCCGCTGTCACCATGTACAGAGTACATGGGTTATCGTTTCAATACAGAATACGGCGATTATCGCACGGGTTATTTACGACCTACAAGTATGCTTGTATATACAGGCTAAGTTACTGATTACAAAGGGCTTACTACTGACTTCCAATAGAGAAACACCTAATTTACCTATTGGTCGTGCCCCTATTGAAACTCGATTCCTCTTATGGAACTTCAATAGGGGAATCCAATACGTAAACAGTTTCAATCCAGACACATTCACTAATGAAAGTAAAAGCTGGTTTTCATAGGCGAAAGTGCTATCTCCTGTCGAATCAGTCACTTAGCGAGAGGCCGACCCTCCGGGTCAAAAAACCCTCCGAGTAACTCATCGGGGAGTATGACTAAAAATAAATTTTTACTAAAATCGTGCTTCGCCCCTAAATTAAGTAATAAAACCAAATAAGTAATAAAACCTCCCCTATGTAGGAATGACTTGCTCGATCCGCCCCGGAAGTAGGCCGCAGGATTTATTTTTTGCGCCTCGCAAGTAGCTGATTTCAAAGTACTTCCCGGCCTGAAGGGACTTGACAGCTTCGCCTTGCTTCGCTATGGTGAAACCAAAGGGCTGTGTTCTCAGCTCTCCCCACGATATTATATGGCGTCCAATATTATGAAATTGCTCCTAGCACATCAGGAGAAGTACTATAGCAAGGCTCCAAAGGAGCTTGAAGGAGATAGTATGGCTGTCGATAAATACAAGAAGGCAGTTCCTAAGTATCCTAAGGAAGAGCTAGAATTAGATAATTTAGATCTTGACTTAGGGGCTTTGCGAGAAGAAGGTGGGGAACATTCGCTAGAGGCTTCTAATGAAGAAACTTCTAAGAGCTTAATAGAGGAATCGCCTTTATTAAGAAGGATTACTTTGGGTAATAATAAAATTAATTGAGAATTAAGAAGGAAGCCATAATGACAACTAAGCCCTCCCCTCCCTCCACGCCTCCGGCTCCGCCTGAAGTAGTTTCATCCGCTTATTCTTTGTCTAATCTAAGCCAGAGTCTCGCTGATCCTACGGTCGCGAACGGGATAGCGACTGGAGCTAATCCTGGGATCACTCCGGCCAATTACATCCTCGCAGCCCATTACGCCTATCATCATAGGACGGGCGAGAATGTAAGATGTGCGCCAGTTTTATTAGGTATGGAAGATCCTACCAAAGATCTTGGTTATCCATCTAAGAATGATATCACTGTCCTTGGCCCTCCAGAGTGGCTGTTAGGGAATAAGCAGACCCTGTAATAGTAAAAATTACTTTCTTTATAGCCTCGAATTTTCCCTTGGAAAGAGAGTGCTATAAGAACAGCTAGGAAAAGGGATAGCTTAAAACCTCCACGGTACGCTATCCCATCCTAGTTGCTTCCTAATAGGAGTTTTAATGAATCCATCTCAGAGCGCGTTGCATAAAGGAAGACAGTGGAAGCGCATAATGAGGATCGAGAAAGCTGCGCTTCTTTCCTCTAAAGGAATTTTCTCGAATGAGCAAATAGCTGCCTTCATAGGGATTCATCCCCAAACACTAGTTTATTTAAAGCAGACACCTGAATTTAAATCTAGGATGATTTCCCTCCAAACTGGTATCATAGAGCAGCATGACCTATCGGTACGAAGTGATGAAGATTTTCAGGCGCAGGAATTAAAAGGAATGGTTCCTATGGCTCTCCAAAAGCTAAAGGAATTGCTTCTATCTGGAAATCAGCATGTAGCATTAAAGGCTACTCAGGATATCCTCGATAGAGAAGGTACTCATGCTAAAGTTTCGCGGACAGCTATAGATATTAAGGATAATACGGATATTAATATTTTAGATGCCGTAGCTAAGAGTATCCAAGATGTTTTAACTAGTGCGCCCAAAAGTCTAGCTATGCAGGAGGAAGAAGATAAATTAGCAAAAGAATTAATACAATCGGCTGAAGAAATAGATTCAGAGTTTACCAAGGGTGCGACAGATAGTACATCCCAGTTGTATATTATGGAAGAGTCTATTACAAAAGAGACTCTTGAGAATTTGGATGTAAAGAAGTTGAAGATAAATTAAAAGGAGATTCATATTATGATAGGCGAGTATATTTCAGGATTTCTTATTACTAGCCCCGGTGGGCCAGATCAGGGTTTGCCAATTCCGCCGGTATATCCTAGCCACCCACTACCACCAGTAGAAGGGCCAGTAGATCCTGGTTATGGTGTACCACTGCCACCAGTAGTAGATAATGGTTTGCCAAATATTCCCGGTTATCATCCTGGTGGCGGCCCGATTCGTCCTACCTATCCGGTTGATCCTGGTTACGGAGTTCCTATTACTCCCGGTGTATGGCCTAGCCCGCCGGTTGGTATATGGCCTCCTCCGCAGCCAGTATTCCCCGCGCATCCTATTTACCCCGGTGGTGGCCCTGACAATACTTTGCCAGTACCTCCCGGTTCCCCTAGCCACCCGATTGTACTACCTCCCGGTTCAGTATGGCCTCCCTTGCCTCCACAGGTTCAGGGGAAGATACTGGCTTTTTGCTGGCTAGTAGGTATCGGCTACCGCTGGGTCGTTATTGATCCTAGCTTAAAGCCTGATATTGGCTTGCCGGGTTCAGGTAATAAACCATCAACTCCGCCAACGCCCCAACCCAAAAGTTAAACTGGGCCGAATACTAAAAAGATTAAAAAAGAGATTTAGATAAGTAAATAAAACTTATGTCTTATACTTTAGATGATATTTCGTCTATGATAGATGATGAAAACCTAGATCATCTGAGGACTGGCTCAGGTGGTCTAGGAGTTTATTATCCAAGAAGTACTACTAATTCATTTCAAGTAATTCCTCTCTCAGATAAACTAGATCAGAAGACTAAGAAAGCAGTGCATAGGATAAATGGGTTTGGGTCGCTTTATTATTTTCTTAAAGTAATTCTTAAGAAAACAAAGATGCAAACTAATCCTAATCGTGCTAAGAATCTGCATTTTCAAATGTGTCGTTCTATAGAAAAAGATGGAATACAAGATGTGTTTGAAATACCTCGCGATCATTTTAAGTCCACAATATTTAGCGAAGGTTTACCTATGTGGAGGTCGCTCAGATTTGGCCCGGAGGATGAGCAGCTATTTAGGGCACTAGGTGGGGCGTATGGTACGGACGAATTTATCCTCTGGATGCAAAGAGCGCATCAGCAAGATTTTAGGTGGCTTATAGTTTCGGAAGTAATTAAAAATGCCGTAAAGCTTGGGCGAAGAATATCTAGTCACTACGAGAATAATGAGATATTTAGGTATATTTATTCAGATGTATTACCAGATCCAGGTGGTACTTGGAATAATGAAAGTCTCCATCATAAAAGAAGCCCTGCCGGGACAGCACATGGAGAAGGTACTTATGACTTCATCGGCGTAGGAGGTGCTCTTCAATCTAGGCACTATGATGGTATGGTGCAGGATGACTTAGTAGGAAAAGAAGCTATTGAATCTGAGATAGAAATGGATAAGACGATAGAGTATCATAAGCTTCTCGTAGGAGCTTTCGACGCGATAGCAGATGGTTCAGGACGGGAGAATGATGAGTTAGTAGTAGGGAACAGGTGGGCGTGGAATGATCTCAACTCATGGATTAGAGCTAATGAGACATACTTTTCATTCACTACTCACTCAGCTCTTGGAGGATGCTGTAAGCTCCATCCTTACGGGACTCCTATTTACCCGGAAGCTTTTAGTTACGAAAAACTGGACAAGTGGAAAAAAAGGCTTGGTACTTATCATTTTTCTTGCCAGTTCCTTAATATGCCTATTAATCCTGCGGAGCTTAAGTTAGATAAAAAAGATCTTCGCTATTTTGAATTCGTAACATGCGCGGAGGATTCGGAAAATTTAGTTATTACCCATAAGAAAAAGCGGATCGCGATAAGACATCATGTGCATGAGGGAGATATCATAAAAGATGTAATGCCTCGTACTCTTCGTCGCTATATGATCGTAGACCCAAATCATGCTGAGAACAAGGGCCGATGCAGACATGCTATTACGGTAACTGGAGTGATGGATGACCCGCGAAGAATTTATTTATTAGATGTATGGGCTAAGGCTTGTTCTATAGAAATTTTTATAAATGCTTTATTTATCATGGCGAAGCAGTGGAAGATAAATGAAGTTTATTTAGAAACTATCGCGGCCCAAAGATATCTTAAGTATCATTTAGAATATCGCCAATCTATTACTGATCCTGCTTCTGATGATGCTTATATTAAGAATATTACTTTTAAAGAATTAGTTACTCCGAGAACAGCTAATGCGAAGCAGCTTCGTATAGAATCCTTAATTCCTATTATTGAAAGGCATGAGCTGTGGGTTAATTCTTATGGACAGTCAGAATTTATGGAAGAAGTAGAAAGCTATCCAAATGGAAAGTTACGGGATGTTTTAGATACAATAGGCTATGGCCCCCAAGTTTGGGATTTCCAAGAGACTGATGAGGATATAGAAGAGTTCCTTAACAAAGGTCTTCTAAGCTGGAAAAGGAATAATAAACAGGAAGTCGAGGCTTATTAAATGCCTAAAGTCAGGTTAGTAAAGGTTAATTTTGGCAAGGATGCAGAAGCTGAGATGTGGCAGTATGTGGAAGACCAGTGTAATTATTGGCTTGATAAAACAAAGAATTTTCGTACGAATACCTTAAAGAAATATGCTAGGCTTTATAAAGGCGTCCCGCTAGGGGGCGAATCTAAATCTACTCCCTGGCCTAATGCATCGAATAATATCATTCAAGTCGTTGCTACTCACTGTGACCAGCTCCTCTCTCGCGTAATGTCTATTTATATGGTCGAACCTTTATGGCCGGTGAAGTTACTAGGTGAGTTAGCTGAGGAAGAGGATAGTACAGAATTAAAAGATGTACTAGAAGGCTTCCTCGGAGATGCAGCCCTAGATTCAGATGAACTAGATATGTACAGAACCGAACAGACTTGGTTTTCTAGTGCATGTCGTAACGGAACAGGTGTAATAAAGCTTCCTTATCAATACACTGTCGAATCAGAACTTATCCAAATTACAGGATATGATTCTGCTACTGCCAAGGCAAATTTTAGAGACTTTACTAAATACGACGGCCCAAGGCCAACCAATGTTCCTCTTAATAAGTTCGTAACTAATTTGAACTTCTCTAAGCTTAGAGACTCCCCAATAAGAATTGAAATAGCTACTCTAAGTTCCTGGCAAATACGAGAGCGGGGAGAGTTAGGACTGTATTCGCAAGAGGATGTGGATTTGATAATATCCCAACCTGATCGTACAAATTCCCATGAAGAAGTACAGGAATATATAGAGAAGACTCAGGGTATTACTGACTCTCCCTCTGTTCCAAGTGTAGGGGATGAGTATGATATTTTAGAGGTAGAATTCGATTACTGGCATAATAGCCAGAAGTTTTCGCTTCGTGCTCATTTACATTTGCTATCCTCTACTTATTTGCTCTGTTATTATAACTATTATCCAGGGAATATGAGTATTTATGAAGATGCAAAGCTAGCCTATGATGACGACCAGTATCTAGGCTATGGTCTTGCTGAAATGCTTAAAGGGTATCAGGATGAAGTATCTACTACTCACAATCAGCGAACTGATGCCGGGACGCTTAACAATACTACAGCCTTCAGGATCAACAAAAATTCCAAATTACGTTCTATACTTACTTTTTATCCTGGTGTTATGGTTCCTGCTGATAAGGAGGAGATAGAGAGGTTGGATACTAGCAATCCGTATGCGGTGCATACTGAGTCAGAGAGCCTTACAGTAGCTTACGCACAGCAAAGAAGTGGAATTGATCCTGCCATCGGTGGAGCAGGAGGTGGGATTGTTAATGCCAAGCGCGGCGTATATTCCGCCCAAGGTACTTTTGCAGTTATGCAGCAGCAGAATAATAGGACAAGTCTCCGAACTAGTGATATGAGAAATGCTCATACTAGAGCGGGTGATAAAATATCTAAGATCTATGCTCACTTCGGTTTAGGAAATAAAGTTCGCGGGTATGGGTCAGATACAGAGATTTTAGCTAAAGCTTTCCAATATCTTCGCCAAGGCAAACTAGGTTTACTTATTCGGCCCTCCTCAGCTTCTATTAATAAGGAAATGGAAAAGCAGAATGACTTACTGCTAACGCAGCATCTAGAGCGTCTCTACGCCGGGGATGCTCAGATAATTCAAGTTCTAAGCAATCAGGGAATCCCTCCAGAACTAAAGCAGTATTATATGGATATGTTAAAAGCGAAGAATCTTTTAATGAAACATATCCTTAGAAGCTACGGCCATGAAGATGTTAAGTCTTTAATTCCTGTACCAGTTTTTCTTAAAGGAAAAAGACAAGGAGTACCAAATGTCATCGCAGGAGCAGCCGGGGGAGCAGGAATTCAGGGAGCTATTAGCCAACCGGGACAAAATCAACAGTCTATACCAGGAGGAAACGTTCCAAATACTCCTACGATACCTCAAGGTGGAGCTGTCCAATAAGGTTGATGATTTAATTTTTAACAAGCATGACGAATATGAGCGCGGGAAAATACAAGGAAGTGCTCAGACATTGCATAATGTAATTCATTTGCCACAAGAATTGAAAGAATTAAAAAGTATGAAAGAAATAGAAGAGAAAAGAAGAAGGGAAATGTATCCAGAACCAAGTGACTATTCGGATGAGGTGTAGAGATGGCAACTAAATGGTGGAATAATAGAGAAGAAGAAGGCGTTAAGGAAGAAACTTCAGCTAAGAGTGATCTGCGAAGTATTGAAATTAAGCCAGAGATAATAACCGCCGCAGTAAAACCTCATCTAGATTCCATGAGGACTGAATTATCTTCTACGATGGATGAGAAATTAAAACCAATGAATGATTTCTTCGCGGAGCAGAATCGTCAGCGCGCGGAGGCTGCTAGAAGGCAGCAGGTAGAAGCTGAAAATGTAGATGAGCTAGACTATGCTACTGATCCCGCCGCGGCTATTGATAAAAAGCTAGCTCCACTAATTAGGAATCAGCAGGCGGCTAATGCTATGCTTATGATTAATGAGACAATAGGCGAGATGGAACTATATAAGAATCCTGAGTTTAAGGCGAAAGTCCTAGCTAAAATTAATAGCCAGCCTCTCCAGCTACGCAGTAATGCGGAGATTATCCTAAATTGCTACAAACTAATCGCCTTCGACGAGAAGGAAGCGATTCAAGAAGGTAAATATAGGTCAGCAGTTGGCGCGGCTAGTACCTCTGGAACTGGAGGACATTCTGGATCTTCTAAGAGCGAATCCGAAGTAACTATCTCAGATGAAGAGAAAGTTTATGCCAGGAAGATGGGCATTTCGGACGAAAATTGGGTTAAGAGCAAGAAAACGCTAGAATTCGTCTAAAGTAGGAGGAATTATGAAGATGGTATATGGAAAGCCAGAGGATTCAAAAGAAAAATCTGATGTAATAGAAGCCAAGGAAACTGATGTTATTACCTCTGGCGACGATATTCGTGTCGATGATTTACTAACTGGCACAGAAGGATTTAAAACTGCTGAAGTAGAGCCGCCTAAAGTAGCGACCCCGAAGCGAAAGATCACCCAGGAGGAACTACTTGAGGGAGCTACGGGCCATCTGAAGATAGCCATTGATGGGCATGAGTTATCTGCCGACCAAATATTAGCTGCGGCTGCTGCCTTGCAACAACAAGTGGTTAGGGACGCTAAGGGCAAGAAGCTAGATTTAAATGCGGCTGCTCAGGTAATGAATATCAAGAATCTAAAAACTAAAGATGGTAAGTTAGATTTTAATAACATGACTGAGGAAGCGGCTTATGATTTAGATATTCCTATTATTGCCAAGCCCTTCTCAAATGAAGACGCGCTGGATGTAGACCTAGTAGATAAATCTTATGTTCCACGATGGGTTAATGTTAATCCTATGAGATTAGGTTCTATGAAGTCGCGTGGATTTATATTCGTTACTGAAGCAGACTTGGCGAAGTCTCTTAATATGGATATAGAAGTAGACGCGCAAGGACATTACCGTTGTAACGATGTTGTCCTTATGCGTATTACCAAAGACAGATACTTCTCCGCCCTAAGAGCAGCTCATATTCGAGCTACTGCTGCCGTTTCCGCACTAGGAGCGCACAAGGCTGCGACTAATGTTGCTACTCAGTATATGGAGAAAGAAACAAGCGGAGATTTCGTAGAATATGCGAATCGTGGAAAAATTAAGTTCTATCAAGTTGCAGGATAAAAGTAAAAATAGTCTCTACTGAACGATTAGCTCGCTTCGGAGAATTGCTTGTAGTAAAAAAGAATATGCAGTCGCAAACGCAGTGAAAGGAGCCAATTACTATGGCGGCTAATCTTACGGTGCATGGCCCTATGGGGTCTGTTCAGACTATAAGCGGGAATACCGCGCTAACTCAAGCACTTCCTGAGTTAGCAGGACAAACATTCCTGCAAGGTGTCCCAGTTCAAATAGCTACTACTGGCTATGTTAAAAAGTGGGACGGAGTTACTGTCGCGAATGGAATTGCAGGTATCTCGCTGCAACCAGGAGCTAATCTTAATACTAACGGTCGCGGTTCGCCAGGATGGTATTCGCAAGTAGGGCCACCTGCTGCTATGCAGACTTATGGCAACGTACCTAATCAACCTCCTGCTTACAATATCGCCGTTGGTTCGCCAATGACTGATGGACGCAATTATTTTGAGCGCGCCGTAGGAGATACTGTATTTGAGGGACAATTCGATAACTCTGCTGGCTCTGTCGCAGCAGATTTCACTCCTACTATTACTGACATAGGCAAAGAGTATGGTATTTCTTTTGACTCTTTTGGTACTGCCTATGTCGATAAAGGTTTGGCGGTTTCTGGTACTAGCACAGTTCTAAAAATCGTAGGAATTAATCCTAACGATCTTACGCATGATGGAACTCCAAATACATATATTCTGAACGCTCGTGTTCGCTTCGTCTTCCTACCTTCAGCGATGCAATTATACGGCGGATAAGTAGTATAAAGAAATTCTAAAAAAGGAGATCTAGCTATGGCAACTCAAGTTCGAGGAGCGTTCCCTAAGCTACTCGCCGCCGGTCTTAATCACATCTATATGGATGCTGTTGATACAGAACAAAGGGCGGAAGAGTATACGAAGATTTTCAACTCAGAAACAGACGACGGTGCATATGTGCAAGATGCTAAGATGGGTACTTTTGGCCCTTTGCAAGAAAAGCCAGAAAATACCCCCGTCGCCTATACTAACATGAAACAAGGTGGTGATAAGCGGTATGTGCATCTTACTTATGGACTCGCTGTCAGGACAAGTAGAGAACTCTACGATGACGATAAGTATGGTATTATTAAAAAGGCACCTGTCGCTTTGGCAAGGAGTGAGAGATATACTAAAGAAATGGTAGCGATGAATATTCTGAACCAAGGCTTTACTGCTAATGTTACTACCGTTGATGGAGTATCTCTTTTTAATACCCAACACCCGCTCCTAGGAGGTGCGCAGGCTACTAACATTGGCCCGGGAGTAGGTAATGTTATCTACGCAGTAGGAACCTATCCTAACAGGCCAGCTACCGATGTGGATCTTTCGATTACTGCTCTACAGCTTGCTACTAATCATTATGAGCGTCTTATTGATAGTGAGGGGATGCCTATTACTATAAGGCTGAAGCTTATTATTATTCCTCCAGAACAGAAATTCATAGCCAGGGAGATATTAGGAAGCTCCGGTAAGACTGGCTCGGATTTCAATGATATCAACAGCATGATTGGTGAGGATTTAGCTTTTATGGTTTCTCACTATACTACTTCTCAAGGAGCATGGTGGATTGTTGCTGATAAGCAGTATCACTATCTCAAAGTCTATATGAGACAAGCTCCAAAATCTAGCTATGACGATGATTTTGATACTGATGCGATTAAGCAGAAGACAGTTATGAGAATGAGTGCGGGAGCTACTGATTGGCTTGGTACTTGGGGTTCAAATGGCCCATAGCTAAATTAGCCCCTGAGGTAGGGGCTAAAGTTATTTTAGCCCCAGTTTTACTTTTTTGTTTAAGGAGTTTATATGCCTATTAGACGAAGAGGAATAAGTTCTAGGAAACTTCAAGAATATGGTAATGAGAAGAGATATAGAGAAAATATAGTAAAAGATTATCCTAAAGTAGATGTTAAAGATGCCCCTAAAGAAATGCTTAAACGGGATGCTGCTAGTATGAGAGAGCAAGCATCAAAAGCAGCGCAAAAAACTAAGAAGGGAGGAAAATAGTATGGCAAAGAAAAAGAGCAAGAAAACAATGAAAGAAGAAATGTATGAGAAGAAAGAAGAGAAGAAGATTCCGAAGAGAAAGTAGGTATTTTTATGCCTATAGGTAAAGGTAATCATCCCGGTACGCATGGGCCTACTTATGGTAGTACTCTAGGAAAACAAGCTGCTAAGAGTAAAAGCTTGTCTAAAGACATAGAAGATAGACGTGCTGATACACCAGATTCTACTGGAAAGGGTATGTATAATCCTCCTAAACCTAAAATGGGACATGACCCTAATACTGGAGAATATGGACAAACAGAATCAGATCCTAAATATATGAGAAGAGCAGCAGAGGATTTGGCGAGTAGGACTACTAGTTATGGTAGTTATGTAGCTAGGAAAGAGTATGAGAAGAAAATAAAGAAATAGGTACTAATATGCCCTCCGATGGAGTTCATACTTTTAACCAAAACACATGGCACTACTGCTCTCGCTGTGGCGCAAAGGCCGATTTAAGCAGCGAGCTAGAATGGCAATATGGCTCCTTACTCTGTTTTGATTGTTTCGATCATTATCCAGTACTACAAGGGGCCATAGAAGCTCAGCAGGCGAAGGCATTAGAGCAGATAGATATCGCTCCAGATATGCGCCCGCATGAGAAACTAGTAAAACCGACCGAACAAATTGCTTCAGATGATATTTTCATTTAAAAACTAGAAAGGCCTGGAGGTAATAACTTTATGGCGAACGATATATCAGGAAATCCTTGGAGTTTAGATACTTCAGGAGTAATTTCTAGAAGCCAGACTCATATTAAGAATTTAGTATGGGCCAATGGCGCGGCTGATGGTGATGCGCTCTTAATACAAGATAATGTAGGTAGGGACATTCTTCGAGCTAAATACGCTACACAAGGTAATAATAACTTTGGTGTATTTAGCTGGGTCGAGGGATTTAATCTAGTTACTATTGGCTCAGGTAAGGTATTTGTTGTTATTCATAAATAAGCTTTTGGAGCTTCGCTATGCCTTCTGGCTTGGAGAATCTGGATGGTAATAGGTTCATACTTAGATATGAACACCCTTGGGGTGGTATCGCTTCTAATGCTGCTCCAGAAGATTTAGCACCTAATCAATTTGTAAGTTGTGATGGATTATTTATAAAAAATGGCAGACTTTGCTCTATTAATTATTATCCTTTTGATCCTAATTACTTTAAATTTAGTCTAGATGGGGTGAAAACCTATGTAGCTCAAAGTGTAAATGGGATAGATTTTGTAGCTATTTATACCATAGTTGACCCTTCTACAGGAGAGAATATACTAGGAATTGATGGTAATTGTAATACATATTACTATGATTTCGTCAATCTAAAATGGGTTCTTGATAAAACTGCTCCTACTGGTTATGTGTATAGCTGTTCTCAGATGATTCGAGGAATTATTTATATCTTTGACTGGATTGATGGGGTTCAGTTAGAGTATATTCCTAAAGTCAGTTTAGCTCTTTCTAGTTCCTTTGTAGGTGGAAAGTATTGCATGACTTTGGATCAGTATTTAATTACTGCAAATACTGATATGGAAGTATGGAATGATGGAACTGTTACGTATGATGCAAGTAATAATCCTACATATACAGATCCAGTTAATACTGGAAAAAGAGAAAGACACGCAAATAGGTATAATTGGAGTCAAGCTCAGGAAGGGTATACTTCTTTTAATCCAGTTACTAGAAAAGACCCAAATGCTCCTCTTTGGGTAGATACTACTAATGGCTTAGCTACTGATAAAACATCAGGATTTAACGCGATTCCAGAGGTGCAGCAAGAGATAACAGGTTGTTTTTCAATGGGTAATGTTGGATATATTCTGCACGATACTGGAGTAACTCAATTAACTCCTACTGCAAGTGCTATTTTAGGAGAAACTTCCATACAACCTTTTGATGCTACTTTGCTTTGGGATGGTAAAGATGGCCTCGGTTGTACTATACCAAAAAGTTTAGCAGTATATGGACACCTAGCGATATGGGGAAATACTAATGGATTTTATCTTTTTTCCGGTTCAGGTGTTCCAAATGATATAACAGGATTGGCGAAAGCAGATATATTTATAGATATTAATAGATTTCATTATAAAGATCAGAGGACTCTTAATATTTGTGGTCAAATATGCAATATGGGAGTCGATTGCCAAGCTCCTGAGTTGGTTTATAATCTTTATATAATTTATACCGCAGTTGGAGTAAGTGTTTTGCCTATTCAAATGATTGTCTGGAGTTATGTTTTTTCTACTAAAACATGGACAAGGCACACAATAAATTTAACTCAATTAATGCAACAAATTACGGGAAATTCTAGTTATGCAAAAGTTCTAAGACAAAGTAATACAGCTATTTCTACTCAGACATTTAAATTCCCTAGTAATTTTTCTGACTTACCAGGTGCTTTTTTTAATAGTCCGATTTATGGGGGAATTATAATAAATGTCGTTTCTCCTAGCGCATCGGATACGGATTCTTTTTATTTATGTCAGTATATAAATGATGGTATTACCAGTATTCCAGATTTACCTCCAGTTACGAATTTAGTTTTTAAGACAGAGGAATTTCAGCTATATAGAAAGCCAACTGTTAGGGGAGTTATTTTAAGGGCTTATGGAACTGGAACATTAAATATAAACATAAATGGCTTCGCGTTTAGTCCTATTCCAGTTAATTCTATTGTTCCGAAGCTTTATAGGAGTTTTGGAATATATACGGATATGGCTCCTACGATTCATATTACTAGCTCGAATTTTAATGGTTTTATAACTAAAGTACATGCCTTCGGGACATATGCAGAAGGGGAGCCTATATAATGGCCTCTAGAGATACTACAACGACGGCGACTAGTGGAACTGTGGCGCAGAAAATAGGTATCCCTCGTCCTAGCGCACCGGGAGCATTAACTGATCCTTTAAGACAAGATGTTTCTATGTATAAAAGCCTCCGTAGCGTAGTTGATGTACTTAATCAGCCGCCTCCTCCTATTGCTACTGGTTCTATAAGTTTTGGCTCTGTAGCTAGTACTTTACCGGATGGTTCACCAGCTACGTTTACGCAAGGTACGATAGATTGTGTAATGATAAGAATTGGGCCTGCTGGTTCAAGTTTAGGACTAGCTCATACGTGGGTAGCAGGTGGAGGGGATACTACAATTCCTCATGGTCTAAATAGGATACCTCTTGGATATTGGGTAGTTAAGCAATCTCAGGGATGTGAAGCATCCAATGGTTCTACGGCTTGGACTACTACTAATATCTACTTTAAAATAGATCACTCAGATACGGATGTAATTATATTAATATTCTAATATGCCAAATACACTATATACTCTCCAAGATCTGATGTATGGCATAGGAGCTACCTCAGCAGCTCCTAAGGGCGGGGTAATGGCTAAATTAGCTTCTAGGACTGATTTAGAAGCTCTAGGCAGCCTTACTTGGCTAATGGATGGTATTATGGAGCTTTCTAGAAACTATCGCTTCCAGTTTCTAGAAAAAACTGGCCCTACATTTAGCACTACGGCGGGTGTTTATAGCTATCCTTTAGATAATTTCTTACTTACTGGCGATGCGGGGAAAATAGCTAATGTAGTACCTTCTCTATTCAGATACTTCATCCCATATAATCCAATCGCCGGAGTTGTTAATCCGGGTTCGGAGTTACTATGGCGATCTGTTGATGCCTTAGAATTGCTCTTTAATACCCCCGGAATCCCTTCTTATTTTACTCGCTATGGCGGGAATATCCTAATAGCACCCATTCCACAGGCTGCATATCCGATATTCCTTCGCTACCAAGTAGAACATCCTTTTAGCAACCCTCCTTCCTTAACTGATAAATTCATGCTCGATAATGACTGGCGCGAAATAGCAGAATTCGCTGCCGCAGAGCGTGGAGCGATTAATATTAGAATGATGGACTATGCCTCCCAATACCATCAAACTCTCTTCGGCGACCCAGAATTTGAGCGAACTACAGGAGCAAAAGGGATGCCGGGACTAATTTTTCGTAAAATTACTCAGCTAGAATCAGATTCCCAAGATCATATGAAAGCCCTAAAGCCTATGGTCGCGCGAGTTTAGTAGGAGTTTATTATGGCTACAGCTCCAGTTATAAGCAATCCGTCTACTCAAACAGTCCCTGGTGGTTCTCAGAATGTTAATCCATTGGGGAGTTCTGTATTTAGCAATTTAGCTTCTACCAGTCCCGTCGTAGCTACTCTTCCCGGCGGCCCTACTTCTCATATGAATATGGTTTCCGGCAGTCTCCCTACTGGAAATCCAGCACCCGGAGCTGGTGGAGGATTTGTTCCAGGTGGTAATATAAATGCCTCTACTAGCGAGGGAGGTTCAAAAACTCTTTTAGGTGATTTCCAAGCTACCTATGGCCAAGGAACTGGTACTGCACTCGCAGGTACATTAGGAAATTTAGGTACTGCAACCAGCAATGCAGAGCAACTAATGATTAATCCTACTATGCAAGCGGCAGAACGTGGGTGGGGAGATATACAGGCGAGTATGGGTTCTCGTGGCGTTAGCGCAGATAGTTCAACCGCTGGCTTAGCCGCTGGTGATTATTGGGGTCAGGTATCACAAGGAATAAGTTCTGCGTCAGGAAATATAGCACTTAATGAACAACAGCAGTTACTTTCTGGTCTTACCGGTGAAGGGCAAGCACATGGTTCTGATGTAAGTGGTTGGGATCAGTTCGGAGATGTGATGAAGGGAGTAGGAAGCGCGGCCCTAGAATTAGGCGGAGCTTTCTTAGGTGGCCCTGCTGGAGCAGCTATTGGTGGAAAATTAGCTGGTTTAATTCCTGGTGGAAGTGGTAGTAAGGGCTATCAAGGTGGTTATTTTGGCGAAGGTGGTGGATAGGAGATAACTATGGGACAACAAAACGTACCTACTAATACGCCACCTCCAGCTCCTACGCCTGCTACTACGCCACTTTATGACCCAGGCATTAATCCAAATGTTGGGCCTTCTTTCGATCAGTTATTTAAAGAAAATGAAGCAAGAATAGCCCAATTAAGAGCGATGCCAGGAGCTACTGTGCCGTATATGGCGACGCCAACTCCTTCCATGAGGATGCCAGCACAGCCTACTCAACTACCTACTAACGCACCCATAAATCCTCCCGTAGCTTCTGGGGCTTCGCTCGAAGAAAGAAGAAGAGCTAGGTCACAAGGCTGGGGTAATATGATTGGTAATGCATTAGGACAAGTTGTTAATAGGAAGAACGAGCAAGATTATAATGACAAATTAACTACAGGGAAACAATTCGCTGACGCACAAATTCATCGTGATGAAGCCTTACGAGTCCTAAAACTTTATCCAAATGATCCAGCAGCTAAGCAGGTATTAAAAGATGCGGATGCTGAAATATCGCAAATGCAGAATGACCCAAAGACGTTTAAAATACTAAAAGGTTTAATGCCTAATTATGTAGATCCTACAAAAGATAAAGATAAACAGGCACGAGAAGCATCATATAATGCTGCTTTCCAATCTGATATGCAGGGATTAAATAACGATACTCTGCAACAGAGACAAGTATCTAATACTGCTGATAAAACTTCTGGATTACCACCTGCGGGAGCACAGCAGCAACAGCAGACAGTACCTAGTGCACAGCCGCAACAAGCGCAAGCACAGGGACAACCTCAACAACAGCCACAGCAAGGACTACCACCAATTCCATTTAGAGGTGCTAACGAAGGTGCTTGGCAACCTCCGGGGCCAAAAGTAGCTATTCCTACTCAGCTACAAACACAACCACAGGAAATGGCAGTTCGACAACAACAAGAAGAAGCAGCAAGACAAATGGGTGTTGTTCGCCCTAGTGCTAGTAGTGTCGCGCAACAAAGTCCTGAATTAAGGCGTCAGTTAACTAACGTAGGGGCTGGCGAACCTTCTAATGAAGAAAGGGCAAGAAGAGCATTAAAAGAGGCAGGAGGAGGGCAAGCAGCAGGAGCGAAAGACTGGCAGAAATTTCATATTCCTACTCAGTTACAAATGACTCCTGAATACAAATTTGCCACTGAGGAAGAGAATAAGCTTAGGGATGATTTTATTACAAAAACTATGCCTAAAGCTTATGAGAAAGCTATTGAGATTTATAAAGAGTCTTTAACCCAAGGGAATCAGAACTATCGCAGAGCAGAGCAGGAATTTGGTGCTACTGTTCGCAAGGGAATGGATGATATAACTAGGCTTAAAATTCAAGATTCTAGAGCTGATGCTGAGATACGAAGACAAACAATAGCTTCTGCTGCTACTGTTAGAGCAGCGCAGATTAAAGCGGGAGTATTAGAAGAAGCTATGCTTTCTGATCCTAGGCTTGCTCCTTATATGAACGGGATGGTTAATAGGCAAACGAGAGATAATAATACAGAAATAGCTAGATTACAAGCCTCGAATAAGCAGGTTCAAGCGACAATAGATGATTTAAAGCTTTCTCTAGGAAATGATCCTCTACATCCGGGGCATCCTATTAAACCAGGAAGCCAGGAAAGGCAGAAGATAGAAGGGGAAATACAAAGATTAAGTCTTGGTTTTGATCATAATAATGATGAAGTTGATAGATTACAAACAATTAATGATAAATTGTCTGCTCTAGCTCAAGGTGCTGGTTTGAGAATCCAAGGAGGTACTGGAGGCGGTGGAGTAGGAGCTGGATTTAGCTTGCAAGCACCTCAAGGTACTAACCAAAGTTATATAAAAGGAGTTTCTGATTTAGCAAATAATCCCAGTCGCGAATCAGGAATGGCAATGACTAAGAGTTTTGAAACTTTGCGATTAACTCCTTATAGAGACATGGGTAAAGAGAAGAGATGGGATATTGGTATTGGTCATTCATATCCGCTTGGATCTAATGTACCTAAAGAAATAACTCCTGCTCAAGCTGAGCAGTTATATCAGCAGGATTATAGCGATGCGGAGCATAGAGTGACTAATGCGCTACAAGGAACTAAAGTTCCTATGGTGGCTGGCGCGATACTTACTGATTTAGCTTTTCAGAGCGGTTATGTACCTAAAGATTTAGTCAAGGCAATACAAGCTGGCGACTGGAATAAGGCCGCAGATGTATTATATGAACAACGTAATAATTCTGGCCCTGATGCAGTAAAAACACTAACGCAGAGATTTGGTCTAGAATCGCAAGTACTTAGAGCATTAGCAGGAGGAGGTGGTACGGATGGCGGTGCAGGAACAGGAACAGTCAGTACCAGTGGACAGCCAGCAGGTAGCACGGCCAAACCTAGCGCGGCCATCCCAATTACGCCCGCAGAAGGAGCACTTAGCAACCTCGCCTTTAGGTACGTCTTCGGCCAAGACCCAATTAGTCCCTACATCACCCCAAGTCCTGAAGAGCCAGAACCTACAGAACCAGAACCAACAAGCGACGATAAAGAATGAGCAAGTAACGCCTCTGATTCATAACGACAGGAAAGCGAGACTAGCTCAGACAGTAACAGCGAAAAGTCCTAACGAACTCCCTGATTATAATTCTAGATCAGCTTGGCTTGAGAATAGGATATTTAAATTTACTAGAAATAATGATTTTCAAAACCTAAGTCCTGAAGGCCAGAGATATGCTCTAGGTCAAGTGTATGATACTTTTACGTTTCCTAACTGGCAGAAGTTTAATTATCCTATAATGCCTAAAGAGAAATGGGTAGAAGCTGCTTTAGAGACTAGTAAGCTTAATTTAATTGATCCATCTGCTAATTTTAGAAGCAATTATGAAGACTATAACCAACATAGCCTCTATGGAGGAGTAAGGGATTTTACTGCAAAAATGGCCGAAGGGATACAGTTTGGACATAGAGAATTTAATAAGGCTTATACTAGTATCTGGGACTCTGCTTTCGTCCCTGATGGCGTACCTACTCCGCATGGGGATGAAGGATTAGCTAGGGGAGTCGCTAGGCATGTAGATACTTGGCTCGATAAAGCTGCTGGATTATTTACTACGGGAGCAAGTGTCGCTGAGTATAATTTATTCATGCATCCTTCTGAACATTGGTATTCTACAGCGGGCCAGAGAGCCTCTGGTTTTGCAGCTACGTTACCTTATTACATGGCTCTCGGCGAAGGATTAGCTGCCGGAGGTAGTAAGGTATTTGGAGGATTTCGCTACGGTGCTAGGACGATGGAGGTTCTAGGAGCACCTCGCGAGCAAGTACTTGGGCGAATAGCAGGATCTACTTTAGATGCTGGCTCGAATTTGACAAGACTTCTTGGAGCTACTAAGACAGGAGCTGTAGTAGGACTCGCACTTAAAGGGGCCGCGGAAGGATATACTAATGCGGTCATAGAAGGTGGACATACTCAGAAAGAAAAATTAACACAAGCTGCCGAGTGGGCTACTTTTAATGCTGCTTTTGGCCTAGCTGGAATTAAGGCACAAGATTGGGAACTAGGACAAAAAGCAACTAAACTACTTTCTACAATAACAGCCTACGGTGGTAAGGCTTTAGGATATTCATTTTTTGAAAGTGGTATTAGTAGGATATTCAATAGCCAATGGGGAATAGATATAGAACCAACTATGTCCCCATACGTTCCTTCATCTGGAACTGGGCCTCCTATAGCTCCTTTAAGAGAAGGAAGAACGGGAGTACCAGATAGATTTAGTCCTGAAAGAGTAGCTCCTTTTCAACGAACACATCAAGAAATGCGTTCTGATATAAAAGAACAATCAAGAGAAAAAGAACTGGAATATTATGACCACCTACTTCAAGATAGGCCAGGTGGGTTCGTATATGACGTTACTAGAGCAGTAGATGAATTTAGAGATCAAATGTGGGAAAGAAGTAGATTTGAAGAACGAGAACATACCGCGAGGGGTATTACTTATAAAAGCAGATATATTCTGGGTGATTTTACGGAAGGAAAACGATATATACAAGTTAATGCTTATGATTCCGCAGGAAATCGGATTGGGCAAGTAGATTTATACAGTACTCCTGCGAAACCTGAAGTAGCAAAAACAAGTTGGCCTAGAGTAGCAGAAGTAAATCAAAGACAAGGAATTGCTTCTGAGATATATAAAGAATTACCTTCTATAGCAAAAAGTTATGGTTTTACAAGCCATCGTTCGGAATTTGGAAGAACTGGTGCAGGAGAAGCTTTATGGCGTTCTCTAGCTTTAGGAGGACATGCGAGGCCGTTGTTTAATCTTATGACTCCTGCGTCAAATGCTTTAGCACATGATATGTGGTTAAGAGGAGGAACTAAACCATCTTATTACGAAATGGATTGGTCTTTAGCTAAAGATGTTCACGCACCTAAAGGTTGGTATTCTCCCTTTGGCGACCCAGTAGGGGTTGATAATAATTTTTCATGGACTCCTTTTACTAGAGAGCAGATTCCAGAAGGTATGTTAGGCCCGTTAGAGCCTTTTGGAGAAGGTGAAGGAAGACATAATATCTACGATTCTCAGCACCCAAATGCACCACAAGCAGGGCATTTGGTTTATAATAATAAATATTATAGATACAATAACATTAATGAACTTAATAAGATGTATACGCATTTAAGATTTAAAGCAGAAGCTGAAATGAGACAACATGATCCCATAAGAGCTTCCCTAGATGCTGCTGCGGAAAGGCTTATTTATGATACGGCTTATAGGGAATTTGGGCGTCGCGATATAGCTAATTTTAATCGTGAACAACTCCAGAGGCTTTACGCTCGCTTTGCTTTTGAACTAAATAAGGCAGCAGAAGCGGCTCCTAAGAATAATCCTCAAGTAGTACTACAGGAAGCTTCTAAAGAAGTCCAAGAACACGCTGCGGCGAATCCTATGTTTGCGGGTAATGTAGAAAGAGGAAAGCAACTTGGTGTAGATATAACCCAAGTATCCGCAGAGCATCAGATACATCAAAATACAGTAGAGACTCGCCCTTCCTTCGGAAGCGTATTAGGAAAAGTCTGGAACATAGTTCGCGGTAGAGGAGGCGAAGCTGCTGGTGGGGCTATGGGGAATGTAGCCGATGATCCTAATTCTATCCCCGGCCAGATATTCACTCCAGAAGAGCAATACGAACACGAACCAGTAGAAGGCGCGGCTGCTAGTTTCGGAGTACAGCCTAATATAGTCCGTATGCTTCGCACTGCGAGAGAAGCTAATGTAGCGAAAGTAAAAACAGCTAGGGTTAATAGTAGCAGATTTATAACAGACGAACTTGAACGAGGAGCTAGATTAAGTTCTGAAAGACGCGCTTCTGATAGAACCAGAGTAGGTCGTCGAGATATCCGTACCTATTCTGAAAGACTAAGTGATGAACGAATGGATGATTTACTAACTGCTTTAGAGCGAAAAATGTACGGTAATGATTCAACTGAAGGTGGTGTTAATTTCGAGAAGCCATTATCAGGATTTTTGTTCTACTGGGGCGATAGAGCAAAACTAGGTGCGGAGCATCCTAATGTAGTAAAGAGAATAGCAGCTAATATTAGAAAATTAGCTAATAATAGAAATCTAACTTATTCCCAAATGGATAGAGCCTCCGACATGCTAGGGCGAGATTTGATCCAACTTGCAAAAATAGGTGCTACCAGAGCCGATGGTCGTATTCATGTTTTTAAATCTAATGAATATTTTGGAAATCCTAGCATCTGGCAGACTAGGTTAACTACGGAAGTAGAGCAGCATGAAATTAGGTTGCTAGAGCATATCCTCTCTGAGCATCAACCAGCTCTTACTATGATGAAGAACTTCGTCCAAGGTCAATTATTTCCAAAGCGAAATGCTTCTTATGGAATCGAGGAATGGATTAAGTGGAATAGGGCAATAGATGATGCGATGAGGGGAATGATTACGCCAGAGACGGCGCAAGAGTTAGGGCCAGAAATAGAGGCTAGAAGAGCGGCTGCTGTTAGGGCTGCTGGTACTACTCAAACTGCGACTCCTACTCCTAGACCAAGACGTAGCAGGAGAAGCCCGCAAGAACCACCACAAGGAGTACCTAACTAATGCCTGAGATGCCTAAATTCGAGATAGATCCTTCTGTATCTAGAAGGGCATTTGAAGCCATAGAATCCAGTTTCAAACCATCTGGATGGGCTTCTAGGATGCTCGATTCTCTAGGTCAAAAAGGGCTATTACCCGGTGGCTCACAGAATAGAATCATAGATGGTACAGCGAGTTTAGCTAGTACTGTCGGGCATAATTTAGGTCGCTTTGATACTATCGCTACTGGAGCATCTGGCAAGTGGGGTCGTGATATGTGGCGACAGGTTTGGATGGAGGGAAAGAACCAGCAGGCTATGATTAATAATCATAATGCCTCAATAGGAAAACAAGTTCCTGAGCATATAGTACGTAATAACGCTATGCGAGCAGCGAATAAAGCGGTTTCTGGCCCTAATAACGAAGCTTGGGTAGGTTTCTTAAGGGCTGTAATAAAGGAGCATGGCCCAGTATATGGCCCACAAAAAGCAGCTTTTTTAGCTACTAACCTCCAATTAATGATGGGCGATCAGCCTTACTCACCTGTAAAGTTTTCTTATGATGGGGATGGTAATATCAAGTGGGAACCAGAAGGCCGGTATGAGACTAGTGATTTGTTTAAAAATGTAATGGGGCATCAAGATTTATATGAGGCTTTAAAAGGTAAATATCATCCTGCGAGGCCGCCGAGTACATTAACTAAAGGAATGTCTCAGCTAACTCGATGGGGGCATTATTCCTTAGCTCCTGCTGCCGCTCTAAAGCACATGGCGCAAGTACCAGGTCTTTTATCCAATATGACCAGCTTCCAAAATGGTTATGTGACTCTAGGAGCTTTGCATGGTACTGGACGTGCGGATGCAATAGCTCTGCTACATAATAACAACGCCGGAGCTGAGATGTTCACGGATATACAAGCAGATGAGCTTAGGTATAAGCTCGGATGGTATTCTAAGGCGAAATGGTTAAATCCTAAAGTAGGTAGGTGGCTCGCGCAACAAGGAGCTACGCCGGGTTTGAAAGGCTTGCGTTATAGATTAATCCCCGCGGCAGGTGCTCAGGGGAATTTTGTACTACATGAAGCTGCTACAATACTAGAGCGTTATCCTAATGATGTAGCCGCTAAAATTAACTTAAAATTTCTAGGCTTAGAGCCTTCTGAGGTAATGCACGAATGGTATTCAAATAATAGAGCCTTCGCTAGAGATGCTAATGGCGTAAGCGAAACTATAAAGACTGCGATTAATAATAACATCGAACAACGAGTTTTCTTCAATAACCCAGGTCTTCGCTCAGCCCTTGCACTCTCTCCTATGGGACGAATCGGGACAGTATATCACTGGATGGGCCAGAACGAAAAAAGTTGGTTTCAGAGAGAATTAGTTAGGGCGTATCAAAGCAAAAATCCAGTTCAGATAGCTTCCTTGATCGCGACTATGGGAATCCTTTATCCAGGGACTCATTGGATTATGGCGAAACTTAATGAAGCATGGAGCGGAAAAACTAGCCCGATGCAAGCTGCTAAGGAAATGGTAGACCCAACTGAGGATGCTCAGATGCAAGCTCATATACTACAAACCTATGTAGATATGATGGGCGTCGGCGTAGAATGGTCTAAAATAAATGCTGCCGCGAATCATCAATTACTTGAGGAAGGCGTAGGAGCGCATATTAAGGCTGGAGGTAATTTAATCCAAGACTCCACCGCTGGTGCTGTCGGTATCTTTGAAGGCGAGCCTCATAAAGCATATCCTTTCTATCGTGACGTATTAGAAGATATGCCATTCCACGTAGGAGGTTGGGCTGCTCATACTTGGTTCCCAACTAGGAAAGAAATCGAAGCTAAGAAGCCGATGACTTCCAAACGAAGAGCTGCTCAAAAGGCAGCGGAAAAACGTAAGTACTCGCAACAGTAAAAATTAAAAAAGAAAGGAATAATACCATGCACGTTATGCTATCGAAGGAACAGTTTGAAGCCCTAGTAAAGAAATCTGAGGGAAAAGTGGAGGTAAAACCTCCAGCTATTTTTGTGAAACCAGATGACGATACTCACGGGACTATTAATACAGATGACGTATCCGTAGAGTATTTCTATAACGAACTAGAGCAGAGGCTTTATTTTTCCGTTATCAAAAGACACTCCCTTGCTGCTTACGTCGCGCCAGATAATATCTGTAGCACGTACGTTATGGAAATACTATCAGATATCGCCGCCACCTCAGTCAAGAAACCTACTAGCAATGACGGAGGAGGAGATAAGAAGTCTAATGCTGGAGGTTCGGGAGAGGAAGCAAAAAAAGAACAAACCCAGTCGGTGTAGCTCCTAACCCGATTGGGACTCCTACAAAGCTTCCAACCAGAATGGGTGTTTATAAACATCCTGTCGCGCCAAAATTTAAGCCAACTAGAAAGTAAGAAGGAGAGATAATATGAGCGGTCAATCAGCAAGAGAAGGTATTGCAGCGGTTAAGGCATGTATTGATAAAATCGAAACAAACCAGCAAACGAAGCCTTTTGGAAAAAACTCAGGAGCAGAAACGAATCAGCAGTTAAAAAAGACTAATGAGAAGCAGCCTTATTACAAGTAATAAAAACGAATTAGGAAGCGGAGCTTGGAGCGGAGCGGATATGCCATTAAGAATTGCATTTAATAGCTATACTGGTTGCGGAGCATGGTTCATCCTTCGTCTTCTTGAGGAAGGCCATTCTGTTGATTACTTCATATCAAAACCAGATTGCGAAAATATTCTTAATGGTATTATCCCCTCGCCAGTTATTATTGACCGATCTAGCTTACCTAATTATTCTAGATATGATCTTTCTATATTTGATACCACTGGGAGAAAAAAGCAAGCGGAGTATAGTGCTGATCTTTGTCCTACTATTGGGGATGGTAATTTTAATTGTGAGCTAGAGGATAATAGGGAATTTGGCATTAAAATAATGGAGGATTGCGGGATTTTAGTACCTCCATATGAAAAATTCTCTGACCCAAAGGAGGGGAAAAAATATGTACGGACTACAGGGAAATGCTATGTCTATAAACCTGACACTCCCGCAGGCCAAGAGCAAGATACTGATACTACTTTTGTTAGTTGTTCCGTCGAAGATATGCTGGAACATATTGATAAGCTTTTTGAAGATAGTAAGAGACAACCTTTTATTCTACAAGAGGTTATTAAAGGATGCGAGGTGTCTACAGAAGGCTGGTTTAATGGGGAAGATTTCTTCATTAGAAATTCCACTCTCGAACTTAAGAAATTTATGAACGACGACAAGGGGCCAGCGACAGGATGTTCTGGAAATATGGTTTTTATCCACGGTTTAGGCGAGCCAAAGATTTATCGCGAAGGTTTGCGAAAAACCAAAGATTATTTAAAAGAAATAGGTTTTACTGGGATGCTAGATTTAAATTCCATAGTATCTGACGATAAGCTTTATGGAATCGAATGGACGCCTAGATTCGGATATGATGCTACGGCGGCTTTAGCTACTATGTATGCGGGAGATTTCGGTAATTTGCTAGAAGCAACCGCGAGAGGTGAGAGGCCGGAGCAGTCTTATAGAGCTGAGTTCTGTGCCTCTGTCCGGCTTAGTATTCCTCCTTATCCAGTAAAAGACCGGGATATTAAAGAGCGCGGAAATGTAATAGAAGGCATTGACGAGGAAGATTTTTGTTATACCTATCTCTATGATGTAGAGAAAACCAATGGCTGCTTACATAGCGCAGGACATAATGGCTTTATCGCCTCCCCTATGGGAGTGGGAAATACTCCCGGCGAAGCTTTCCATGATGTTTCTAAGAGAGTAGATCATGTAAAAGCAGCCGGGTTGCAATATAGAACCGATGTAGAAAAGAAAATTCTTAAGCGGTATGCGGAACTCCAAGAAGGCGGGTGGCTAAGATGAATGGGATTGAAGAGCTAGCGACAGCTACTACGACTGCTGTGACTTGCACCTTAATGGATGCGAATAATATCCTATGGCTTAGGGCTAAAGCAGTTATAACCTTCGTAGCTGCTCCTAACACAGCTGAGCCTTATCTATGGAATGGTAGTACTTTCCAGATGCATTATTACATGGAAAACATAGGCCCATCTGGACAGATTAATGTTGATTTACCTAGTAATTTAGACATTACCCCCGATGGCTTTAATTCTAGATGGCGATTCGATATAGCTCCTAATTGGGATGACTCTAGGTCTGTTACTTTTACTTTGATGGTATCAGGCACGAGCATGGATTTATCAAGCGCTTTTCAATATGCGAGTCAATTTGTCCTAACTGATTTAGTCCCTTCTCTCCCGATTCCTAGGGCTTCCGGGGATACTTATGTAGAGACTGTTCCTAACGAGGGCCAAATCTATTTTGACACTGCGAATCAGGTAATAAAATTTTGGAGTAATAATCAATGGCTAGCACTAAGCACAGCAGTCGCCGCTGGAGGGATGGTATATCCTCCTACTGGAATAGCAGTCTCTACTGGTAATGGATGGGATACTTCTATTGCTCCAGCAACTTTAACTCCTTATCCTCCAGTTGGTATTGGGGTATCTACTGGTACTTCTTGGGGGGCTTCGATAGATCCCGCTACATTAGTACTGACCAATGTAGCCAATACCTTTACCGCAGATCAGACTATAAGTACTTATCTCTCTGTTGGTAATGCTTTATCAGTTCCAAATGTAATAACCTATTCGATTAATGCCCAAAGTACCGGATTAACGCTAAATCCTGGGGCTGGTTATAATGTCACTTTGAATTGGTCTAGTAATGGGCATGGTGTTGTTTTTGGTAGTGGTCAAGCAAGTGTAGTTGGGTCGATGGATAATGCAGGTAATTTTTCTTGTAATGGATTAGTAACTAGTGCTGGCTTAGATGCTACGTCACATAAAATAGTTAACGTTGCTAATGGTGTAAACCCAACTGATGCTATTAATCTAAGCCAACTTACTAGTGGTGCTGGTACGGTGTATCCTCCTGCTGGTATAGGAGTATCTACTGGTAGTGCTTGGGGAACTTCGATAGACCCTGCTACAGTACCACGTCTTAATGTAGCAAATACTTTTACGTTAGCAAATACATTTAATAACAACATTGGCGTACAAGGTGATGAGTACGTTGCTGGAATGTCTCACCTTGCTAATGGGTGGTTGCGTCTTGGTGTACATCCAATTGCAACAGGAACACCAAGTATTAGCAGCGACGGAACACAACTATTCATTGAAAATACTTCTTCTACGACTACTACCGGAGCAATACAGACACTCGGCCCTGCTGGTTCTTATATCAACTTGCATATTGTTAGTGGTACGCCGTTAATAGATTATTGGAACGCTGGAGCTGGAACTGATTTAAAAGCTTGGGAAGTAGGTGCTAGTAGTACTGGCACACTTCACTTCACTATGCTAAATGATGCTGGAACACAGGCTAATGATTGGATGGCGGTTACTCGTAGCGGATTTGTACCAACTCTTATAACGATGGGGTCAGCAATTCAAGTTAATGGTTCTATTACTGTGGCGGCAAATAGTTCAACACACTTTCCAAGCGGTGAACCTGCTACTGCTAATGGCAGTGGTGGCAAAATAACTTGGAATATTAGCGGATCGGGCGAAGTAGATTCTATCTGTTATCGCGGTGGTGGTAGTGGTGGCTATAATTGGTATAATGTTCCAGGAAATTATACAGTTACATCTGCGACTGTGCCGTCGATGCAAATTGATAGTAATGACGATCTTTGGGTAAAAAGTAACATCACAGCGGGCGGTAACATAACTTCGGGTTCTGCATCTCACGTTAATTTTCCTACTACTATTGCACCGAGTCAGGGATTAGCTATCGGATGGAACGCTGGTGCCGGTAGTAAGGGAGAGACTGATTTCATCAATGCGTATGGAGGCGGTGTAGGAGGATTCAACTGGTACAACGTCGCCAATAATGTAACCGTCACCACATCTACTCCTTATCTTATGAATCTGGACAGCGGTGGGAACGTGAGTTTTGGTGGCACGTTTCTTAATATGGGCACAAATTCTACGACCTTAAAATTTGGGATATGTGCTTACGATTCGCCGTGGAACCCAGGTTTTCCATATATACGCGCAGATGCTAGCGGAAACCTTGTTTTCAATGCCTATGCTGGCGGGGCTGTGTTTTTTAATCATGATGCCGGTGTTGGTGGTGCATTTTTTAGGAATGGGTCAGGTGGAGATATTATAGCAATCACAACCCGCACAGCTCTAGCGTCCGCTGCCCCTGCTAGCATTAGTGCCGACACTTCCAATTGCGTCTTCAACGCACCGGGAAGTGGTACACTTTACTTTAACTGGGATCATGGTTATGGCGTGATCTTTGGTAATGGAGCAGGAACGCAGGTTGCGAAGGTAGATCAAGTAGGTAATTTTACCTGCAACGGAAATATTACGCCCAGCGGCAGCGTTATCGCGAATAGTGGCATTGCAGCCCATGGCCCAGGCCCTAACCTAGTGGGCGCGGCAAGTGGAGTTTACTTGCTATCCAACACTAGTCAACCTCAAATAGTTATGATGGCAGCCACAGCACCAGTAGACTCAAAGTACTCCGACTGCTACGCTGATACAGTGAGCGGGGCACTTCACTATCGCTTTGCTACCGATGCGTTGACTGGCGTTAACGAATGGATGACAGTTGGCCGCAGTGGACTGACTATGAATGGCATGACAATTAATGGTGACTTGCATGTAAATGGCAATCTAAGTGCTGGTGGAGCTAAGCCTTTTATTATTACCCATCCTTTAGATCCCACTAAGAACCTAACTCATGCCTGTATTGAGGGGCCGGAAGCAGCAGTCTATTATAGGGGCGAAGGAATGACTATTAAAGGCTTCTCAGATATCATCCTACCTGATTACTTTGAGGCTCTTACTAGACTTGAAGGACGTACAGTAATACTAACCCAGCTAGCTCCTGAAGAACCTCCTGCTTTTGTGCAATTAGCAACCAGCGCAATTAGCTACGGTCGCTTCAAAGTCTTCTCAAGCGCACCATCAGCTAGATTTTATTGGGAAGTAAAAGCTATTAGGAAAGATATTCCTGAGCTAGAAGTAGAAACAAATAAACCGGAGGATTCAAAAGATGAGCCAGAACCAAGATCCAAATAAGCCAGAACAGCTAACTGAATTAGAGCAGCTTCGGATGGAGAATATCGCTCTTAAATATCAAAACCTCCAAACTCAGCTAAAGTCTTTAGTAGAAGAGAGACAAGTTATTATCATCGGAATTAACCACAACCATCCTGGCTATGAATGGAACGATAACTCTGGCCTAGTTCCTATTGGTGGAGTTAATCAAGCTCAAGCGGAGAAAGTACAAGTTATTAAATAAGGACGGAGGTTTAGTATGGCAGATACAGTTAATCCTCTTGCCCTATCAACTACAGTAACAGCTACTCTAACAGACCAAAGTGGACAACTTTGGATATCGGCGTTTATAACTATTATATTCTTCCCTACTCCTAGTACCCCAGGGCCGTATATCTGGCAAGGGGGAGATTTTACTCAAATGTATAATCTCATGTCAGATGCTAATGGGGCGTTTAGTATTACCTTACCAGATAATATGACTATCGCTCCTAGTGGGAGTATGTGGCAATTTATCATATCCCCAAGTGCCACAATGCCAGCAGTGGTATTTTCTATATCACTAGCCGGGCCTAGTAAAGATATAAGCGATATTTTTACAAGCCAAAGTAGCCAACTACAAAATACCCTAGTTCAATCTATCTCAATACCAAGAGCTTATAAAAACGCTGAAGTAGCTATTCCACCTTATGAGGGGCAATTATACTTTGACACTAAGTTAAAATCTTATAAAGTCTGGTATAATAATATGTGGAATCCAGTAGGAGGTGGTAGTGGTGGGAGTGGATGTATAGGATCAGCCGGTCAGATTTTATGGTTGCCTAGTAATAATCAGTGTGGCGGAGATCCATTATTTATAGAGCAAGGAAATCCGGCTGGTTCAACCGGAGGAGGACTTCATTACACTGGTAATGGTGCTTATTTCGATGCAGAACAAGGAGGGTCTTATTATTTCACCGCTAATGATCCTACAAACAGCGTTGGTACTAGCCTAGCTCAATTTAATCTCACTAGTGGTGGTACTAATGCAGCTACTTTTGGAGTTCGCGTAGATACTAGCGGCGGCTCTGGAAGTGAGGCTAACGCGGGGAATATAAATTTATATACTACTGGCAATAGTACAAACGGCAATAATATTTTTATAACAGCCGTAACTAATCCCCTAAAAGGAGGTTCTGGAAGAATAGTTATTGAAAGTTACGGACAGCTTTTAATGAAAACTGATTATAATGATATTATTATCCAGTCTGGTGATCCAGTAGGAGGTATCACTCTTGTTTCTGGTAACTCACCTACTTCTTTCAGCGGCGGTATAGCACCGCAGACATATTTAACAACTGGCGGCCCATATGCAGTAGGCTCTAATCGTGAAACTACTATTTTCTTAAGTGCCGACGGTGGCGCAATTACTGCGAATCTCCCCACTAATGCAGTTGATGGGCGGATTTATATTTTTAAGAAAATGGATAATACTAGCAACACAGTTACTATATCCGCTCCTTCTGGTGGTATTGACTCCGCAGCAACTTATGTTTTATCTAAGCAATATTCATTTGTAACACTACAATTCGACGGTAGAGCGACATATGGTTGGTATGTTATAGCTGCTTCTCCTACTCCTCTTCCACCTACTCCACCTTTGCCAACTTTTAATACTGTAGTTACAGATTATACTGGCGGTAATCGTGGTTTTAATGTTGAATATCAAAATACTGGTTCAGGCCCGCTAGTAGTAAGTGGCACAGGTAGAACAAATGGCAGTTCAGTAGGTTCGACCCAAGGTCTTATTGGCCCATCTTCTCCTCCTACAATCCAAGCTTGGGGAATGACTGGCGCAGCTACTATTAGCCAAGGAGTTATTGGATTTTATTTTACAGTACCTTCAGGATGGTACTATACAGTAAAACCCAATACTCTCAGTACTGGTTCTGGTGGAGGAACTGCTGTCTTTGCTGTAGGAAATTGGATAGAAGAACAAATGTATCTTTCTTAAAAATAGGAGGTTTAGTATGGCGGATGCAGTATTAGAAAAGCCTAAGAGTAAAGCAGTAGTTACTCTTGCTGTTGCCCCTACTACGACTACGGTAACAGGAACTTTAACAGACATAGGTGGGCAGCTATGGGTATCCGCTTATATTACTGCTCTTTTTTATCCTGTGCCTAACGTTCCTGGCCCTTATCTATGGGGAGGGGAAACTTTTTCACAAGTGGTTCAATTTAAATCCGGTATTGATGGGACATTTAGTGTTAGCTTACAAGATAATTTAACCATAACTCCCTTAGGTAGTATGTGGCAATTCATAATCTCTCCAAACGCCACTATGCCAGCAGTAGTCTTTAACCTGATGATAGCTGGCACTTCGATGGATATTTCCAGCGTCTTTACTAATCAAAGTTATCAGGTACAAGGAAGCTTAGTACAACCTATTGTTCTTCCTAGAGCATATACTGATAACGAAGTAGTATTTCCACCATTTGCGGGAGGACTTTATTATAATGCTACTAATCACCAGCTAATGCTTTTTACTGGCGCAGGTGGTTGGATTTCAACAGGAGGTGGCTATAAAGAAGTTCCTCCTAATACTGATGCAAATAGTACGACATTAAGCGGCTTTGTTCATTGTCAAACCGGATTTCTTAATGGCCCGACTGCGTTTAATGGACAGCCTACTACTATAATGAGTATAGTAGGTATGCAGCTTTGTACTTCCGGTGTGACAGATAATACTAGTTTTTATTATCGAGTATTTTATAACTTCATCCCACCAAGTACAGGAGTCTATGGTGCTTGGCTAAAAGTTACAGGAATTTAGATTTTCTAAGTTGCATCCTCCGTAGCTGACTAAAGGCCGCCCTTATCAGGCGGCCTATTTTTTGTCTAATTTATTTATCTTTCTCTATTTGCCATAGGTGAAAACAATAATTATGAATATTTACATATTCTTCTTTTGGAGGTAAGATCATCGCCATCGTTATTTCATCAGGTATGAAATCATACCTCGCGGTATGTATCTCCTCCCATGTAGGATTACGATAAGGAGTAGAGATTGATAAATGATAATTACCACCCTCAATCCCTACGAACACGCGAACATAACCCCATTGATAAGCTTTACAATCAGGTACAGGACACGGAATTTCTTTCTAATTAGCTTTCATTTAATACCTAACCTGCCCCAAATATAGCCCTAGAATTACATACAGAGTTGCTAGGACATAAACAATTACTTTAGCAAAATATTGAATCCTCTCTATAAGAACTACTTCTATAAGAGGAATAATAAGATAGGCTACTAGAAGAATAACGACGATATAAATCATTTCTCCTTACCTTTCTTTTTTCTTGCTTTTTTATAAACTACCTGTGTTATCAGGGTTCTCGTCTACTTGTAGAAAATCTCCGAGTACCTTCTGAGTATCTGCTTCAGTATCTAAAATAAATAACTGACAGAGCGGTTCATATTCTCTCATCATTCGTAGGCGAACATTTCCTTTAAAAGGTAAAAAGAATCCTACATGCGCCCCAAATACGACCCTTTCTCCTACTTTCCTCTTCGTACATTGTGGCCCGATTGATACTATCATTCCAGATGTAGGCAGAGCTTTCGCAGAATCAGGGATTATAATGCTAGAACCTCTTCCCTTACATACTGGACAAGTTTTTCCTATAAACCTTTCAGGATCGCCGTCACAAGTTTTGCATTTGAACCCGCGAAAATTTATCCCATTTACACAATCCTTACATTTTTCTCCTATCCCGGTTCCGCCACAAGCAGAGCACTCGTAGCCAGAGCGGAATTTGTCTAAGAGAATTATAATCTTATCCTCAATAGCTTGTAAGGCAATTTTGCCTCCTACTATGAGGACGATATTTTTCTCCTCTTTTATTTCATATTCCTTCGCATATTTTTCGCGAAGTTCTCGATCATGTCTAGTTACTAATTCACCTAAGTCATCAAATCCTGTAGGATTATTAAGGGCCGACGAATTTATAGAGCTTGATTCTTCCACTAGGAACCTCCTGTATGTATGCGCAATTTATTAAGGCAGCTATTACTTTCTCCAAATCATCAGGACTAACGTGCCTCAAGTTATCTCGAAGCATGTCTTTTTTAGAGCAGATTTTCTTCCGTTCCATATATGTCAAGATACGACCAATAGCCTCCGCGAGAGGACTATCTCCGACACCTCTAAAACAAATATCTAGAGTCGCCAGAATCCCATCTACGAAGACTATCGCTGTACTCATATCCCATTGGCTAATCGTTAAACTATCCGAGGAGGCCGCGCTTAAGGCCATAGCTACTTTAAGAATATGAATCGGTTGTCTAGATTTAAAATTCTTAATAACATCCGAATCCCTCTCATCTGTATAGATTGATTTGTATTTTTGTTCAAATATAACCTGAGCTACTGGCTCAAGGCAAAACTCTCCATGTAGCCTAGAGATCATTTGTAAATCATTAGAAAGCCTCGCATTAAGAGTAATATCTATTCCCTTCGGCCATACTATGCTCTGGCTTTTCTCATTAGCAAAAACAAAAATAGTCCTCGCGGTAAAGCCATTATTTACTGCCTCATTACCATTCCTATTCATACTTCTCACGAAATCAGGGACGCAAGCTCCTACTAGCGACACGCACATATTCTTTATCGTATTTTTTCCCTTAGTCTTAGTATCATAAGTATACTCATTCCTATCCCATGTATCACATAGGAATGTACTCATCCAGTCGGAGCTATTAATTAGGGACGCCAGTTCGGAGGCTTGTAAAATACAAGTCGCCTCTTTAGCTCCTATTAAAGAGCCATTAGAGCTAAGAGCTATGCGAGGAAATCCTGTAGCAAGTATTTCAGCTAATTTTGGCGCGGTAACTCTATCTTGAATGTAGTTTGCAAGCGGGATGTTTGAGGGAGGATTCTTTACAAAATGGTGCGCGGGATGTATGGCGTTCCCTTTTCCAATTCCAGGCGGGCCTACTAAAACAATATACTGATTAGGAAACACCTTATAAAGTCCTCTATTAATCCATACATTGTCTTTTAAAACCGAAGAAATTACAGAAATTGCAGCCCAGGTATTATATGCAATCGGCGACTCAGAAATTCTATTAACTGCATTTGTATAATCAATAATCCAATTAGCTAGCTGCCTTTTCTGTATTTGATTCTGATTCTGATTCACTATGCTCATTATCTATCTCTTCTCTAATATCTTCTCCTCTTGTTTCGCTAATTGCTCTAAGCTGCTCATAGGCTTCTTCCAAGTCTGTAAAAGATATATCCGACAATCTTTTACTGCCGGTATCGTTGTTCTTAAGAGTGACCGTCGTATTAAAGTCAAAGCCGATCTTCCCTTCTATTGGGATTTTTAAACTTATGCCATTATCAAAACTCATTTCCCTATCAAAAGCGTCTATAGTATTGCGAATAGCTCTTCCAATCGCATTTAAATTATCATCCACTTCCTGTATTAATGAGTCATGCCCCTCTTGGATGATCTTTCCCCTAGCTTGAGATTCGAGTAGGAAAACTGCAAATCCAGTATTATCTGCAACTGCTGATTGGGGGATGAAAGCATATGCGTCTCTAAAAACTTTCTGATTACTCCCGCTATCTCCTGCTCTAAGCCCGAAGAATTGTCTCTCCCGTCCAAAAGGATTTCTAAGCGTTCGTGTACTGTAAAGTTGCTGCTGGACATAATTATGAAATACTCCTTTTACTGAAGGATCTATTTTGGCGATAGAATCAAGGAGGAATCGACAGACTGGGGGTGGGATAGAATATCCCTCAGCCGCGAGACTATCGGACATAGTAACTTCGCGCATATCATAATTGGAAGCATGTCTTACCTTTTTTCCTAGAAATCTCTGGTCTTTAGTTACTTGCGCCTGGGATATGTTAAATAACATAGAGGCTAATTTAGTATGGCGATCAATCCCATCGCGAAGCTCTGTTAGGGCATTTAAATTCCCTGCTAATGCTGAAACAGGCCAATCCTCAGCTTGCATCTGGTCTACGAATAGAAGAATTTTACCCGGATGAGATACTAAGCATCTCTTGAATATAGCTGCTTCTTCTCCTCTAGCTGGAAGATTCTGTCCATTATTTCCAAATCCGAATACGTGCTTTTTAGAAGCACGTCTACCAGTTGTTGTTCCGGCGACATTATACGAAGATAAATAGTAAAAGCTTCCATTTCTGTAATATAATCTGGCGTTAATATATCTATTTTTAAGAGTGACCAATTCCCTAATTTTAAGAAGGGCTTTAATAACAGGGTCGCCACCTGGAATACCAAATTGATTAGCAGAGAGGAGCTTTTGCAAAGACAACTCAGCCAGAGATTCTTTAGATTCATATTCTCCCTCTTCGTTCCTTTTAGCTATTTTAGGTATTTTATAACCCAAACTCTGTAGCTTTAATAAAGGAGTCCTTTGGCCGGAGGAGGCATTTAAATTTACTGAGTCTTTAGTCCCATCATCATTTGCCGCGCCTACATACACATGACACTTCCAAGCTGCGCTAATGATTGCGATTTCCTTCATAATAGAAGCATCGACATAAATTCTCGCTTGATCTAGTCGATGCATGTTCATTAGGATTCCGCGAGAGGAAATAGCTCGGTAGATCATTTGAAGTTTTTCTAAGTAACTAGCGCAAATGCGGTCTGTCATTAAATTCTTCCTCCTGCGCTAGAAATACTTCAAAAGTTATCGCAGCATCTAAAGCATTATATCTTTTAAGGCCATCCATATTCTTTATACTCCACCCTTGGCCTTCGTCCTTGTAATAAGGTTCTCTAGTATATTGCCGGGTCATATATTGAAGCGTATGCGACAGCTCAGGCCATAAAACATGATGTCTTATTAAAGTATCCTTTATTTCCTTGAACTCAAATCCTAGCATCTCGTAATAAAAAGAATCAAAATTCATAAAATTCTGGCCGATAGTAATGCAGTTCCGAAAGAGAATATCTAAATGAGTCCATAGCTCTTTTGTCTCAGAAATAGAATCGCGAAAAATCTCAAATGAGATTGAGTAGGAAGGAGAGCTAGCAAGTGCGATAACTATTGGCAGCCCCGGACTCTTTCCATAAAGAGCCTCTTTCGCTTTTGGATAAATTGTTTCTATATCGTTTGAGATAAAAGGATAATTATTAAACCCATCTATAATAGCTAGCAATTCATCAAAACTATCAAATCTAGTTACTAACTTCCTATCTGGCAATGGCTGCAAAGCCCCATTAGCCTTAAAATAATCCAACTCACACTTTGCCTTCGCTAAATCTAATAAAATCTGATCTCTCAATTTATACTGCTTAGCAATACTATCTGCACCAATGATCGGTATGACGTAATGGGAATGTCTAAGAAATGCACTATGTAATAACGAGCCACAATATTTTGAAATCTCTGAATCCGATTCGGGATCATAGTTTTTACCTTGTCTTTTAGGAATCATCTCATCGCACAAACGCGAGCCGTAAGAATCTATCGCTAAAATTACCTTCGGTTGATAATGATTAAGCTCACCTTCTACATTCCGAAATGAATTAGGATTCGCGAGATCAGGACAAAGGCATGTGACATAATAATCCTCAAGTCCTACATCGCGCATCATTTTATCAAACATAAAACCCAACCCTCCAGAGAAGATATAATTTCTCTCCATATCTGAAGGGTAGGGTTTATTAGTAATAACCCATATATCACAGGAAGGGTTGCCTTTGTTATGGATATAGCTCATTTTTGCCTTTTATCTGCTTCGTCTTCTCTTTTCTCGATTTCTTCATCTTTGTCTTCGTCTGGAAAATCTTCCTCATGCTCGTCTTCCTCTGCTTCTTCCTCTTCTTCTAAATCTTCCTCTAAATCATCTTCTACAGGCTTTAAATCATCATTTATTAAAACCAAATTCGTACTACAATACGGACACTCCACCTCGTCATCTTCTGTCATTATTTCTTTAATAATAAAATCATCATCGCACGTCGGACAAGTAACTTCTGCGCCTGCTGGTAGCATATGTTTTTCCTCCCTTAATTGATCTTCTCCATAATGACCTGTTATATAATTATCCAAATCAGTTTTCATCCTAGAGTCCATAATAAACCTCAGAATGGTTTTAGAAAAAAGAAGCTAGGGAGTTTTTTCTTCCGGCTTAATTGTAGCAGTCCTAATCAGCTCACTCCCCCCAAGAAAAAATCAAGCTCTGATAAGATTTTGGCTATGCCTTATCATCGGGAAATTCTTCGCGCAATCAGGCACAGCACAGAACCATCTACGAGGCTTTACCTGCGGTTTCCCGTTAAATAGTTTATGCCCAATTTCTACCTGAGCGACACGTCCTAGCAGCGGCCCACGATAATCCCAAGTTTCTGGTTTTTCTGGGTCATAGCCAGGAGAATTAGTTATAGAATCCATCCCCGGAATATCATACTGCTCCGTAGTTGGGTCATAATCTAGAGGAAGTCCAAATCCATGACACATATCCGTAAGCCCAAAAAGAGGTGTCTTTGGCCCTACGTTCAAGGTGTCAAAAATAATCCTCCCTGCGTAGTCTGGATGTTCAAGTACCTCATACTCCCCGTTCAAATTAATTGAACGAGAAGCAAGCCACTGTTGTTCTGACAACTGATTCTGTCTAGTCCACTGTGGATTAAAGCGAGAGAAACGTACCTTATACAACCCTTCAGGTATTTGTTCTCTTCCTTCTATTTGCTCTCTTCCGATGTGTAATTTAAATGCTAATGCCATTGTATTTCTCCTTTAATTACTGTTTAGTTTCTGTCCCAGTTACTACTATTGGATTAGTTAAATTACTAACTACAGTATTGCTTACTACTCCGCCTTTAAGAGCGGAGGATTTAGCGAGGAGCTTTTTTATGTCTATATCAGACTGCTCCCCTTCTAAACTTAAGGTATTTTTACCTATTTCAAAATCTCTGCTCAAATTCATAGTCAAAGAGCGATAGCCAGATTCGCCATGAAGCCACCATACATCATTAAAAGTAGCTAAACAAGGTGCTAGGTGCTGCGGTTCGACTGTAATTTTCCCCGTATAACCCATAACAGGCTTCCCCGTTTTAGGGTCTTTCCCAGTAGGATCTCTTTCATCCCTATCGAGAAAAGTTACTATTAGATTTCCTATTGCACTAAGCCTAGAGACGATGTTGTTAAAATACTCCCTATTAATCTTCGCCCAATCATATCCAGTCCCGATCTTAATAAAACGCCCTTCCTTTGGCCCTCCGGGGACTCTTATAATATTCCTTCCATTAGTCGGCTCTTGCCTAATAGCTTCTCTTTCTATTGACATGACCATATAAGTAGCTGAATCAAGTATAAATGTTCCGATTTCTAATTTACCTTTGGAATATTCGTACTCCCAAGTGTTAATATCAGATTCAAGCTCTGTTATCGCTTTAGGAGTATCTGCGCTAGAATCAAAATAACTTTTAACGAATATATTCTTCTTCCCCGCTAGCGAAGCAGAGCGTCCATCGAAATCTAAATCTAACACTTTATGGTTTTCATCCGCGATACTAGTCGCCAACCAGCTCTTACCTATTCCTGTATTACCAACTATTGCTATTTTTAATCTAGGCATAACTATATCCGTAGCTGCTATCATTCCAGGTATCATTATGGTTTACTCCTATCATGTAGGTCATAAAGAAGCTGCATATTATTTACATCTTCTAAATTAACAGGAAAACTTTCTTTATCGCGAAAGAGAGGCTCATTAAGCCGGAACGAAAAATGAAGCCTACAGAGGTATAAATCCTCTGTAGGCGTGATACTATACAGCTTGTTTTTGCATTTCTGTTTGGTTAATGGTATTATTTCTTGACACTGGCGAATCATTATCCGAATCTCCTATCTCCTCTGGATTCCAGTACTCGCCGGAGGTAAAATCATTATTAAGTACTATTAACTGCGAATTAGCATCTGGTAACCTATGAACAGGTTGATAAATGCATGTAGAACCATACCAGTGAGTACATACTTCTGTATTCCAAGTAGCAGTTCTATCCCAATGTAAATAGAAGAATATATCTCTAAATGTCTCCACTTGTCTAATACGATACTGCTCTAGCTGCTGGTCTGTTCGCATTACTATAATACGCCTGAATCTTTTCGTAACATCCGATTCATTCGTAACTTGGATAAAATTCATCCAAGCTGAGTTAGTCTGCAAATGCGACATTTCAGGGATTTTAGATACTAACTGCTTCGCTGCATAAATATATCCCGACATACCTTCATGCGGGTTATATTGAATGGATAAGTCTTTTTTACCAAAGACAGCTCTTGTTTTATGATCTACCGGCCCGATCTTCCTGCCATCCTCAGCTAAGAAATCAATTCGACCAGAAAGATAGCAGTTTACTTTTATTAGCTCTGCTTGATTGACAGTAATGTAAAAAGTACCTAAAGACACATCCTTATCGCGCCCAAAGCCTATCTCAGTCCCTACTATGCGAAGTCGTTCAGTATCATTTGTATAGTATTGAACATATTGCAAGCATAAAGT